CTCTCTCAATTGGGCTACCGGCATTGGCGGCTTTCAACCAGGCAAGATTTCTGTGCTTTATGGTCCAGAATCTTCTGGTAAGAGCTTGCTTGCCATGATGGCCGTTGCCGACGTCCAGAAGGCGGACAAAGAAGCATTGTTTGTGTGGTTCGACGCTGAGTTCTCTTTTAATCTCGAACTGTTTAAGAAGATCGGCGGAGATCCTAGCAGGCTTGTGGTTCGCAAGACCAACGATCCTCTAAAGATCTTCGACTATATCGGCTCCGAACTGTTGGAGATGTTGCAGGAAGGTGCTCCTATCAAGGGTATCGTGATCGACTCTATCAAGGCGATTCGTTATCCCAAGGAATCTAACATGAAGCAGACAACAGATCAGAAGATGGGTGGTACTGGTGCCTCTTATCTTCCTTCTGCCCTCAAGTTAATTATTCCGGTGATCGCAGAGTACAACCTGCTGACATTCTTCATCCAGCAAGTGACCATGGAGATCGATCCTATGAAGGCATTGCGTAATCCGTACGTCATCACTGAGGGTCGCGCTCTAAAGCACGCTGCTGACATCATGCTTGAGATCGTCAAGCTAGACACTAAGAGCGGCGTTCTTGAGTCTGGCGAGACGATCTCTGGCGGTGCTCAACAAACTGGGCATAAGGTTAGGATTAAGGTCAAGAAGAATCGCCTTGGTGCGCCCGCTCGTGTGGCACAGTTTACGTATCACTACGATCAGGGCATCATCAATACTGGCGAAGAGATTTTTGAGCTCGCCAAATCCTTGGGCATTATCTACCATCCGGTTAATCCCGCGACAGGTAAGGAGAACGTCCAGATGTGGCAGTTCGGGTCCTACGATCCTATCCGTGGCGAAGAAAACACTAAACAATTCGTGATAGCGTCTAAAAAGATTCAGGACGAGATCATGGCGGCTTGCTTTTCCCGCAAAGATAGTCCGGCTCAATTAGATGCTGATGGTCTGGTCGAGACCGGAGACGACCTTACTCTTGATCTTAGTTCGTTTACTAACGCAGTATAACGATGAAGAGGAAAGACATGGAGATGCAAAAACAACAACAGAATCCCATGGTAAAGGATCTCATAAAGTCTATAATGCAGCCCACTAACGATAAGTGCATTAGATGCGACGAGCCTTCTGATTACGGCGCTCACGGCCTCAACGGCGGCGAAGTGTACAGCATCTACTACTGTGAGAAGCATTATTTTTCTATGAAAAGAGGTTCTGCCTGAAGATACTGTTCTGTGGCGATCCGCATCTCAAGATTAACAGATTCGAGCTGGCCAATAAGTTTCTTGGCTGGCTCGACTCTGTTGTTGCCGAGCATAAACCAGATCTGTTTGTGAATCTTGGCGACACATTTGATACTCATTCAGTGGTGAGATCAGAGGTGATGACGGAGTTCATGCAGCACGTGAGAAGAGTTCTAGATCTCAAAGTTCCCTACATTTATGTTCTTGGCAACCACGATCAGTATAGGCCGGCAGACTCTAAATACCACGCTCTAAAGCACGTCAAGGACACGATTCCTAATTTCCACGTGATTGACGAGCTTACCGAGCTTCACGGAATCACCTTTGTTCCTTATATTCACGAGGCATCTAAATTTCCGACATCTACGTCTTCTGTGTGCGTTGCGCATCAGACCTTTGTAGGAGCTGACTACGGCGATATAATAACAAAAGATGGCGTGGATCCAGATTCTGTTTCGGCAGATATAATTATCAGCGGGCACATACACAAGAGACAGATTTTAGGCAAAGTTATATATCCCGGCTCTCCGTTCGCTCAAAGCGTGAGCGATGTTAACCAGATTAAGGGTCTGATGCTGTTTGACTCAGATACCTTTAAAACAACTTTTATCCAGACTCCTATGCCTAACTGGCGCGGACTCAAATACGAGCTCACACCTAGTTTTGATGTAGAACAGATGCACGCATCGCTTTTTACTGAGTTAAACAACACTGATCATTGGGTTTTAGATGTAACCGGCCCTAAGGCGGAGATAGAGCATTATTTTAGTTCAAGTAGATGGCAAGATCTTGCCGAAGGCAAAGATATAAAGCGTAGAACTAATTTTACAGACAAAGAAAAGAAGCAGATCCGGCTGGAAGCTAGATCCATGCAGTCCATTATATCAGACTATTTTGACAAGGTGTACTCAGGCACGCTTGATAAAAAAATACTAACCAAAACCGCTGTCGATTTGCTTAACGAACTTAATTAACAACAGTTCCCACTCTGGTATAATTGAGTCAGGGTGGAGAGGATTTCCGAGGAAAAAATGGCTGAAGAACAGATATCTAGCTACATAGATCAGCAACGCTGGCTTTTGAATAACGGCATAGTGTCTGATGGCATGAAGAATCAACTGTTCTTTTACGGCTCGTTAGTTCACAAGGAAGTCCAAGCAGTGGAGCTTGACATAGACGTGTCTGAGCGCGTAATGAAGTATCGCATATATGTTAGCGACTCTTTGTTAAGCAAGATGGACAAGTATAAGAGACTCTCTACCTCCACGAGCCTGTTTGGGATGTGGAGATTTCAGAGACTCCTCAAGAGTGAGGGTAGCCTGGATTTCCAAAGCATGCTCGCGAAATTTGTCCTCGATTTTTGTGGCCCTAAGTGGTTCACTAAAGTTGAGGTTCTCAGCTTTGACAAGTATGTTGAAGTTGCGGGGGCTGAAAGTGGAGACGAGGGAGACAGTCTGCAGTCTAATAAATTGCCTGACTGACAACGAGGATTTAAGACAGGAACTCTGGGTTCATTATCTCAGCGGTAACCCCGTAGACTCTTTTTCTGAGCACCTAGAAAAGCTAAAATCAGAGCAAGAAGATCACGCATATATAAGCTCTACTGTGTGGCAGCTACTTAAAGGGCAATACGCAGAAGAGTTCTCTGTTGTTGTTGAGGCCTTATCTGACTACGAGCGCTCTGTGATGTTCCTGGCAATACTGGGGTTCTCTGTGCCCACTATATCGGAGCGTAAGGGTATAAGCCAAGTAAGAATTAGACAAACTTTGACCAGCATAAGGTATAATGACGTTTGGTGCAAAATATATGGCGTTAAAGACCAAACTAACAGAAGAAGAAAAGTACAGCCTGTCAGAGGCTGAGATTAAAGTAGCAACTAAATATCTGCGAAAGTTTAAGACGGCTGGAGCTCTTAAGGAAGTTGAGGCGGCTAAGTTATTTGAGCTGTTTCTTCTTGGTGACTCGCTGTCGAAGATCGCTCAGCAGTATCCTCAATACCCTCTTGGGCAGATATGCTTGACGGCAGCGCTGCGCGGTTGGGCCAAAGATAGAGACCGTATGATGCACACCCTGCAAGACAGGGTTAGAGCTAAGGTGGTTAAGTCTGTCCTTGAGCAGGTTGATTTTTTGACGTCTATGCTGGCCGTGAGCAATGCTGAACATCTTGAGTCGATGGTGCGGTACGCTCAAGACCCGCTCAATAATCCCGCGCCCAAACTGCGAATCATGAACATCAAAGAGTACAAGGACGTCGCCGAGACTCTTTACAAGATTGTGGCTGGCGCAACAGGTAACGGGTCTAAGAAAGACTCTTCTCCGATGTTTAATGCCCTCACGCCTATGCCAACTAAGAGCGTGGTAGAAAAGATAGCAGACGAGATACCGTCCATCGCTGACTTCACAGATCAGGAAGTCGCTGGGGCTGAGTGATGGCTCAGCAACCTAAGAAACTAACAATCGAGCAGGAACGCAAGATGTTCCTAACCCCGTGCAAAAACCGTAATGAGGTTAAGGCATGGATCAAGCGGTATCTTGGGCTTGAACTTCCGGATGTTACTGTTTCTAGGTTTGCAGACACTAACCCTCTAGACGTCGTCTACGAGGTTTACGAGATATGTGTACTTCGTAAGAATCCCAACAAGATAAAAGAGCTTCTGTACGTTGCTGGTCGAGGTAGCGGAAAAACACTGGGTATGGCTATCGCTGAGCTTATGGTGCTTCTTCATGACAAGCGCGATGTAGTGCATGTCGGCGCCATACAGAATCAAGCGGATCGCTGTTACGCCTATCAGAAGAACTTCTTGTACAGTTCGCGCCTCAAGCACATCGTGTCTCCTGCTGATCTTCCAGAGGAGCAAAGAATTCTAGAAAAGGCAAACATGTCTCACTCGGTGTTCAACATCGGATCAGACAAGGCCTCAATCGAAGTTCTTCCTTGTACTCTAAAAGCGGTTAACGGCCCTCACGTTCCGCTTGTAGTCGTGGATGAGATCGATACTGTCTCCGGTGAAGGTCTTAAGGCCTTCAAGGATATTGCGGGCATGCTTGACTCTAAGGGCGGCAAACCGCAGCTTAGGGTCGGTATCTCCACTAGAAAATCTCGATATGGCTTGATGAACAAGCAGATCGAGAGCATGGAGGCGTCCGCGGATAAGTCTCGCGTTGTGCGCCGTTGGACCGCCTTCGAGTTCTCTGAGCGTTGCCCCGACTCAAGATCTGGCACTAAACCCATAGAGCTGTGGGTGAATCAGGAGCGCATGGAGGTTCTCCAGGAAGAGGATTTCCTTAAGAAAGACAAGGGCA